GTTATTAAAAGCAACGATTACTTTTTCTCCTCTGCTTCCAGTTAATTTACCTAATACATCACTTTTTATAGCTTGCATTTTTTCTGGGTCTGGTACTCCGTTGTTAAAATTAACGACTTTAGTGCCACTAAATCCATTTATACAATCATTTATAAGGTAATCTCCTATTTCGTCCTCTAACACAGCGTAAGGCATCGCAGAAGACCAATCTGGACTACTATAATAGTATTTACCAGCTTCATATGGCTTTAAAACATACATTTCTACTCCATTTGCTTTACCAAACCCAAATGCTGGTATTCTTTCTGGTTTTTCTGTAGGTTTTAAGTTTTCCCAATTATTTGAGTAGTACCATCCTTCAATTTCTCCTTTGTCGTTACATTTTTCAGCTCTTAAAGTTTCCATAGGAAAGTGATGTACTTGTTTTACTTTTCCATCTTGGTAAACTAATTGAAATGCAGCCATTCCAAGTACTTTATAATCATTTATGAATTTTCTTAAATCAGACTTCTTAAATAAAGACATCATTTGAGCATATTGCTCTGGTCTTTTATCTCCATCGTGTGCTGCAAGACCTTTTCCATAAATCATATTAGAAATACCTATAGAAATAGCTCTACAAGTTGTTGAGTTGTTGTTTACATCAATAATGTAGTTAAAGTAGTTGTTATCTACTCCGTATTGTACCCAATCTTTGTTTTTTAACTCTACAACCTCTGGTGCTGTGTAAGCTGCTAATTTTGTTACGAAAAATTCGCTCATAATACTACGTATTCGTTAGTTGTTGCGTGTTCTGTATATACATCTTTATTAATACTATATGCACTAATAGTTTGGTCAGTACAGAATATATTGTCTTTATAAACTACGCTTGTTCCATTTAATACTTTTAATGTGTAAAATGTTCCTTCTTTTAGAACAGGACTAAATGTTACATTACCTTGTAGATAGTATTTATCTTTAGTAAATGTTAAACCAGAATATGTAACTGTGTATTTGTGTCTTGGTCTGTAATTACAACACTATCAGCAGAATATTCTCTTGGAATAAACTTTAATTGTTGTGCATTAGTGCTTGTAGTTAAGATTATCATTAAAAGCTTTTTTAATAAACGAAAAAAGGGTAAAACTGTTATATAAAAAAAGGGTACTCCGAAGAATACCCTTGATTTTAAAAAATAAGAAAAATTAAGTTCCTGGTACAACAACAGTATTAGTAGTATCTCCAATAATTGTAGAATCTACAAAAAATGCTGGTGCTTTTTCAGTTCCAGTAAAAGTAATGTTATAACCATTTAAATCTCCCATAGCTGCTCCAGTAGCTGTGTTAACAGCACATTCACATCCATTTTCAATTCCAGCTAAAAAGTAGTTCCCATTATAATCTTGTACGATTATTTGAGGTCTACCATAACTTAATAATTTTAATTCTTTACGAGTTGCAAGGTCTTGTTTCTTTAAAACTATCGTTCCAGTTTGTGTCCAGAATGATGTTCCATTTTCCCTTGAATTCTCGTTTGTTTGTTCGAAAGAGTTAGCTCCTTTTAAGTCGTATTTGTAAAAAGTTAAAGGAGATGCAAAAGCAGTAATCTCATCATCAGTTCCAAATGTAGCAGTTCCTAATAAACCACTTGTATAATTTGAGATGTAGATTGCAATTATCCCTCCAACCGAGTCTTTACAAGGCTCTAATCTTCCAGCAGTAATATCACAAGACATATGTTTAAGGTTTTTAAGTTAATAATATAAAGGGAGGTTTTACCCTCCCCTTATTAGTTTAATTATCCAGCGTAGTAAACTACGTCAGCACCTACTCCTATAGCAGCAGCAGCAGTAAATCTCATTACCATTCTCACATTCTGTGAACCATCGATTGGAGTCATATCAATTACTCTAACTTCATTGTAATCGTTAAGTAATCCAGTTGCAAAGAAAAGGTTGCTTGATTGAGCAGCCATCATAGTGTCGTCAGACATTCCTCTACCTACAAAGATTGGAATACCTCCGAAAGATAAACTTCCGTTGTTATACCATTGTGTTCCTTTGTTATCAGAACCAGCAGCTCCAATAGTTGCAGTAAATCCACCTAAAGCTCTAATGTATAATTTAGCAGCTTTGTTAGAAACGTATAATTTTAAATCTTCTTTTCCGTAAAGTGAATTAGGAATTAAATCTACAACTTCTTGCATTTTATCAATGATATTAGTAGCAGTTAAAGCAACAGGAGCAGCAACATCAATTACTGTTGCATCAGCAGCAGCAAGAGTTTCTAATCCGTTGTATTCTCCAGCTTGTGCTCCACCTAAGTTACCAGTCCAGATATTAGTTTCGTTTGCAGCAGCTACTTTAGATGCTACGTGTCCAACTAAGTAATCAGCGAATGATGTAGGTAGTCCGTTTGGATTTAGGGCGCTGAACCCCATCTGAATGCTTTCCCAAGTGTTAATAAAATCAGACTTACATAATTGTAAGTTTACTTGGAATTCTTCTGGTTGGATAACTACTTCAGTTAAATCTACGTTTGAAGAAGCAGAAAAATCACAAGTTCCGTCTGCGATTAAACTACCAGTTTCAATTCTTTGAATAACTGATTTAAATTTTACGTTTGGCATAACTTCTACACCACCGTCTTCGATTGTACTCGAGCTTAACAAAGCTGCCGAGATGTAACGACTTGAAAATTCTCCAGCATAAGTTGAAGTAATGTTTACTGTAGTCGCAAGGTCTATTTTATTTGACATAATTTTTGGTTTTTTTTATTTAATTTTATTTATTGAATAATTTTGCAAATACTCTATCTTGAGTACTTAGGTTTCTATTTTGAGCATAAAGGTTCATTTGCATTTCTCCTTTAGATTCAGGATTGTGTACTAATGGTTGTGCAGATAATTCTACATCTTTAGAACTAAAATCTTCTTTTTCTCCCATTTTTGATTTTAAATCAGCAATAGCATCTTCAAGGTTTTTAATTCTTTTTTCCATTCCTTCCCAATCTTGTACGTCAGCTTCTTCAGCAGCTTCAACTTCTTCCACAACTGGTGCTTCTACAACTTCTTCTACTTCTTCTTCTACAGCTTCTTTTACTTCAGAGATAATTCCATCTTCTTCAACGACAAGTGTCATCCCATCATCTAAAAGATATTCTCCTTTTGGTACTGCAATTTCGTTTCTTTCGTCTTCATCTGTAATGATAAAAACTTCTTTACCTTTTTCAAAAGAATCAGCTTCAAAGCGAGTTCCGTTTTCTAACTTTCTCTCTTCTAACTGAACTTCTAAACCAAGTAAAGTCTTAACTTTGTTAAGGGTTTCTTTAGAGTTCATATATATTAATTTTAAGTATTTACTTTTTTATTAAACGAATTGTGTTATTAGCTGTTGTAAATTCAACTATTTTGTCCAGTTGTATTTCCTATTCCTTGATTTTGTAAGTCTCCGTTACAACATTTGGAGTTATAAGTGCCGTCTTTACAAAGACAACCTCTTCTTCCACCTTGTGGGCTTGTTCTACTTTTTGTTGGTGTCTGATTCCTTGAGTACATCTATTATTTCTTTTAGTAGTTTATCATCTTCGCTTAATTGGTCTTTTTGTTTATCTTGTGGTCTGTTTAGCTTATCAGCAAAATAGCCTTCTATACTAAATCCTTTTACTTTACCCTCTTTGACGTAGTTATTCCATATATCATCGTTATCAACTTTCATTGCAACCATCCAAGTACCTAAAGGCATATCTAAACCATATTTACGAGATTTATCGTGTACTTCATCTTCTACTAACCAAGATTCTACAACAGTCATACCTTCTAATTTTTTATCTGTATGTTCTATTGTTGCTTGTCCTTGATTACCTTTCTTTAAAAACATTTGTGAAGCTTTAGCTACTGTGTCTTTAGAAAAGTAAATATAAAATTCGTGGTCTCCTGACTTTCTATATATAGGTTTCTCTGGTATTAAAGCAGCACCCATAAGTAATCTCTTTTCTTTACTTATTTCTGCAAGTCTTATTTGCTTTTGGTCTTTTAGTGCAATAAAGTCTTCTTCTATTGCTGGAGATTCAACTACTGATATAGCTTCTATACCAGACAGTTCTTCATTCTCGTCTATTACTAATTCTATTATATCCATAATTCTTTTTTTATAAACGTATTATTTTATTTTTTGTTACATTATCCACCAAGAGTTGCACCTTGTATTATGCCATTTTCTAAACTTTGTGCAGTAGTTATATCTTGAGATACTACATAAGCTTGTACAGGCTGTTGTTGTTGTTCTCCAAGTGCTGTTGCTATTTGACTTGCTCCTCCTTGACCTACAATGTTAAAAGCTGGAGATTGAGCTGCTCCACTAATTTGTTGAGGTCTTGAACTTTGTATACCTCCAACAGCAGCAGCAGCACCACCACCAGATAATAATTGTTTTGCTCTTGATATGTTTGCGCCTACTTGTGCAGCTGTAGATGCATAAGATAAAACCCTTGCTATTGTTCCAATACCAGGTACTAAAGGAAATGCTAATTGAGCTGCTGTACCTTCTGCATTAGCTAAAGTAGAAGCTTTTGAAATTGCTATTGCGCTATCTAAACCAATTTGTGTTAATGCAATTGCTTTATATATTGCTTGTCCAGCTTTAGATTTTTTTAAACCACTTTCTTCAAGTTGAGTTAAAATATTTTGCATATTTGCTTTAGAAGTTGCAATAGCTTCGTTTTTGTTTTTTTCAAATTGTAATGCATCTTCTTCAATTTTTTTCTTATCATCTGCAAGTTTTTTTAATCTTTCTAATTCTGCTTTATCTTTTGCATCTTTTTCAGCTTGTTCTTTTGCTTCTTTTTCGAGTCGTATTCTTTCATCTTCAGCTTCTTTTTCTTTTCTTCTTGCTTCATCTTCTTCTGCAAATTTAGTTTCTAAAGCAACTATCTTTTCTTGTTTAGAAGTTAATAGTTCTTGAACTTGTTCAGAATCACTTCTATAGTATTTTCGAGCTTCTTTTAATAAATCATTATATTGATTTTCTACTTGTTTTATTTCTTCTGCTCTTAGTTCTTCTTGAGTGTTTATAGAAGCTTCTCTTAATTTATCATCAAGTTCTCGTCTTTCTTTTTTGCGTTTACTTTCTTCCTCTCGTATACTTTCAGCATATCTAATTTGTTCTTCTTCATCTGCCAATATAGCTGCTTGTCTTTTTGCTTCTTTTTTTTCGTTTAATTTTCTTTCTTCTGTTTCAAGTGATAATATGTTTTTTAGCAACTCCAACCTTCGTATACGTATTTCATCTCTTTTTTCTTCATCTTTTTCATAAAGATAGCTTTGCTCATTAAGAGACTTATCAAGTAATTTAATTTCTTTAAGTGAATTACTAATTTGCGTTGCTATAACTTCTTTTAATAGCTTTACTTTTTTTTCGGTAGCTCCTCCTAATCTTTCTTCTTCAGCTATACCTTGTCTTATAAGCGATAAATAAGCATCGTTTACTTTTGTTGCTTGAGATAATATTTCTTGTTGTCTTTCTAACGCTTTATTTGCCCCTGTTATAAATCCTTTAATTTCATCCCAATAAGCTACTACTGTACCAAGAGCAACTATAAACGCACCTATACCTGTTGCTATTAAGGCTTTTTTTGTGCCAAGTAAACTTAAATTGAATAATTTACTTGCTTCATAAGTATCTCTAATTCTTGATGCAAGACCTCCTGTTAAAGCATCAAGCAATGCAATAGCACCACCATTTTTTGTAACATCTTCAAATGATGTTGCAGTTTTAGTATTTGCACTATCTAAGTTTTCTTGTGATTGTGTTAACTTATTTAAAGCAGCAGTTGTTTCTTCTATATTTTCTGTTGCTGTTGATGTGTTTGCCTGTACGTCTATTATTACTTTTTGCGACATTTTCTATTTCTTTTTATTTGTTTAAATCCTTCTTTAAATGATAAAGGTATTTTGTTTTTGCCTTTAGCTATTTCTATTGTTTCACTTAGTCCGTAAAATTCATCTATGTTTAATAATGTAAATACTATCATATTGTAATAAGTTCTATTTGACTTTTATTATTAGTCAAGTTTATATTCAAACTATTGATTCTATATTGTTTACCATTTATAACAAAAATATCTGCAAGTGTGTAGTTTAAAATAATATGTAATGGCAAATAAGCTGTATACTTAACTATCCTTGCATTTGTTTTAAATAAGTTTTCTATGTAAGTACTATAATAGTTTTGATAAAGAGTACCTGTGTAATTAGATAGCCCTGTATATTCATTTATCATTAAACCAAAGTTTTTATTAGCTGTACTTGTAGAGGCTGCTAAAGCAACACTATTAGATGGTAATACATAAGATGTTACTTCATTGTGGCTTGTAGGAGTATCTCTAAA